GGCGAAAGTTTGGGCGAAAAGAGATTGCAAGCAATTATTGATATTGCCAAGAAAAACGGGTTCCAAGGATTCATTGAAGAAGTTAAAAGAGGGCAGGACGATTTGATTATTGAGGAATACACAGAAAGCGAGTAATTAACCGGGGCGTCGGTTCCCCGGCGTCCCTTAAACAAAACAATATGGAAGTTAAAGAAATGACAATTGCGGACGTGTTGAAAACACCCGCTTTTTATAATAATCTGAAAGTGGTTATTTCCGATTTGGAAAACACCCGCAGAAAAGCCGGAATGATGGCGGACGCACCATTGAAGCGGCACCCGATAGACCGTTTGCAGGAACGAGGAGTTTTTGAACCGGGACAAATGACGGTATTGTATGCAAATGCAATGGATAAGAAGTTGCAGGGATATTCAAGCAGCGAAAGAAAGTTTATATTGGAAGTTGGCGGCGAAGCGTTTAATATTACAATGAAACAATTGGTTGACCAAGAAAAGAAAGACAATGAAAGTATTAAAAAATAGTTTGTACAATTGTTACGGTGGTGTTACGGTATTTGTAACAATTTATCAAATACATATTGAATGAAAAATAAAAATAATATCTATATTTGCAACGGGGATAGGCGGAGTAATTAACCGGCCGAAAGGGCAAGCCAACAGCCCGTCCCCTTTTCTTATTTGTTGGCAGTTCTTAAAAGTTGGTAATTATGGAAAATGAAATTTGGAAAGATGTTCCCGGATATGCAGGGATATATCAAGTTAGTAATTTGGGGCGTGTAAAATCATTGCAAAGAGTCATTACACGGGAAAACGGATGGAAACAAACCATTAATGAAAGATTTTTAAGACAAGCAAATCTAAATGGATATAAGATAGTTGGATTAAGGA